AAATATATATTTATACCCGATTTTAGATTTGGCAGTGAATTGTTGAACATGTTAGGGTTTAGCCCATATGTTATCAAAGTTATTAATAATGATATTGTATCTGATGATTTGCATCCTAGTGAAAAGGAATTAGATGATTTGGATTTAAAATATGATTTGATTTTAGATAATACAGGGATGCCACAAAATTATTCTGAGACTGTCCTGCAAAAAATTGATGAACTCAATTTTAGTATCCCATTTTATTGTACAAAAGAAGGCGAAAAGGAAATTAAAAGATTATCAAAGTTAATCAAGATTTAAGGTTAAATTTACTATAATATATTTTTAATAATAATTATAAAGGATTTTTATGACAATGTAATAAAAAGTAGCGCGAATATCAGATATTGGTAATTCTAATAGCTCTTTTAGAATTAAATGAATTGAAATAAACAAGGAATTATAATGGAAATACACTACAAAGAACATCAAAATTGGAATACAATAGAATTTGAAAGAAGAATAGATTCTAATGTATCATTGTTAGAAGAATTAGAAATTCAAATAAAACATATATTCCCGACAAATCATGAAGGTGTGATTAATATTATTGATATGAAAATCACACCTATTGAAAAAACGGAATTTAATAAATATACAGTTATGATAGCTTGTTAATAAAGGATAAAGGATAAATATGAAAATTGATTATATTAGTGATCTGCATTTGGATTTTTGGATTAACGGTGATATCAATGGGAAAAAATTGGATGATAAAATCGAGAAATTTATCAATATGATTCAACCAGCTGGTGGTGATGTATTAGTCATTGCTGGCGATTTGACACATTATAATTCTCAACTGGTATCATTATTCAAACAACTGAAACAAATATACAATGAAATTGTTGTTACTTGGGGCAATCATGATTTATATTTGATTTCAAATTCAATGAGAAATAAATACAAATATTATTCATTAAATCGTTTGATAGAATTAAAAGAAATATGTTATGATGCTGGTGTTACATTTCTTGATGGGCAAACAGTTAAAATAGGCGATGTTGTTTTTGGTGGAACTGGTATGTGGTATGATTTGCCAACACCATCTGATATTGATGATTGGAAGAGAATCATGAATGATTCTCGTTTGATTATGGAAAAGAAATCATTGAGTTGCTCTTTTGATACGCAAAAGTTTTATAACAAAGAAAAAGCAAAACTTGAGAAGATAAAATGTGATGTATTGATTTCTCATGTTCCTTGCTTTAAAATACCAGATCAAATGATGGATCCACTATTTATTGGTAATGAATCGAATAAATTTTATCATGCTCCGTTATATGAATTAGTTGAATCTACTAATTGCAAAATACACGTTGCAGGTCATACACATACTTCATATGATTTTCAATATGGTGCAGTGAATTTGAAAATCAACCCACTAGGATATCCGATGGAAAATACATATACTATGATCAAACAATTTAAGATATAAAGGATATGGAAATGGAAGAGAGATATAATTGTGTTTATCAGTGCCAACAAAAAGGAAACATTAAAATAACAGAAGATAAATTTTCAACACTTGAAGAGGCGCAAAATTTATTGGGTGAATTGAATGAGTGCTTTATCGCGATTGCTTTGGTTATACCTAATATAGATAAAATTTTGTGTGATTTAAAAGGCATACGAAAAATCACAAAGATTAAAAAAAGAAGGTCATAAATGGAATTGAATTTTGATAGAGAAAAGATTGTAATTGTTGGTGATACACATTTTGGCTCAAAGGGGTTTTCAAGTGTTTCTTTTGAAGAACAGATTATGTTTTTTGAAAAACAATTATTTTTGTATATGGAGGATAATGGCATTGATACTATTATCCAGATGGGAGATTTTTTAGATCATCGAAAATCAATGGATATCTTAATTTTTAATAAAATATTAAATCGTTTTTTTGATGTATTGGTTAAGAAAAAATTTAGGATGATAACAATATTAGGAAATCACGATATTTATTATAATTCAAAATTAGATGTCAATCTTATGCAAACATTTGAACGATTGTATCCACATAATGTTAAGGTTTTCAAGGAAAGGACTAAGCTCACTATTAACAATCAGATTTGTTATTTTGTGCCCTGGATAATTGATGGCACATTAACAGAGCAAGAGTTGATTGGTGTAGAAATATTATTTGGGCATTTAGAAATCAGGAATTTTGAAATGATAAAAGGTCACAAAGATGAAAATTCTATTTTAACATCTGATTTTTTGAAAAAAAGAAAAAAGCTAAAAAAGGTTTTTAGTGGTCATTATCATATAAAATCAACTAATGGGTTTATACAATATGTTGGCACTCCTTTTCAGCTCAATTGGGGCGATTATGAAACAAGCAGAGGTTTCTTTGTTTGGGATAAATTTGGTGATACTGAATTCATTGAAAACAATGTTTCACCCAAATTTGTAAAAATCAAATACGATGAGGAAAATGAGAATGGTAGAGTTGAAGTAAAAGGACTTCATTCACATCCAGTATATTATGAAAATGGCAATGATATCGATGAAGATCTAGTGAATCATAAATTAAAGTTTTTTGTGAATAATGCGTGTGAAAAATCAAAAGATTACGAAAGTGATATATTTGAATTGAGAAGAATAGGATGTGAATTCACTGTCACAAATAATGTTGAGTTATCTAATTTAATAGGCGATGATTATATAAATGATGATGATGAGAATATTTCAACAACTGAATTAATAATATCTACTATAAAAAATGATGCACCTGATTTATTGGACCTTACATCAAGTTTAATATCAGAAATAGAAACGGAGTCGTAAATGAGATTAGAATTCGAAAGAGTAACATTTAAAAATATTTTAAGTTATGGTAATAAAGAAACAACATATGATTTTCAAAATGGAATTGATATTATTTCAGCAAAGAATGGATCCGGTAAGTCAACAATGGTAGATGCAATCACATTTGCATTATTTGGAAAACCATTTAGGAAAATAAAATTAGGAACTCTTGTTAATGATAAGAATGGCAAAAATCTTTTAGTGACTTTGATATTCAAAGTCAATAATGATAATTTTAAAATCATCAGAGGGCAGAAACCAAACAAATTTGAAATATACAAAGGTACAGTTTCTGAAAATAATATTGAATATGAACTCATTGATCAAAGCCATACAGTGAGAGAATATCAATTGCTTCTTGAAGAGAATATCATTGGTCTAAATGAAAATGTGTTCAGACAATTGATTGCACTCGGTGCGAACCTTAGTCTATCAAAAAACTTTATGGAATTAAACTCTAAAGAGAAAGAAGAAGTATTCCAAATTATCACTGATACTTCTGTCTTCTTGAAAATGAGAGACAAGATTAAAGAGAAAAAAGCGCATTACAAAACACAGGAAACGGAATTTGAATACAAAGTAGAAGTGCTGAATTCTAGCATTTTATCTTCTCGTAGAAATATTCTTCAAATGGAAATGCAAAATAAAAGATTTAATAATGAAAAAGATTCAATGATACAATCATTGAATGATACAATTGATTCGAAAAAAGTAAAGCTTGATGAATACAATAAAGGGATTGAGAGACTCAAAAAATTAAAATTGGAATATGATAAATTAAATGATGATGTTTCAAAGATTGATGGTATGATAGAGAAAAATCAATCTCAGATGCATAAACATAGAGTGAACATTGAGATTTCGCAAAGGAATGATGATCAAGCTATTATATGCGAGAATTGTAAACACGAAGTAAAAGTGAAGGATGGTATAGACATTGCGAATGAGCGAGAAATGTTATCTCATTTAGAAAAACAAAATGGTGAATTGGAAAAGGAAAGTAAACCATCAAGAGAAAGACGGGACAAATTAAAAGAAGCACTGCTCAATTCAAAACGGATCGGACAAAATAGAAATCAGATTATTGCAGAAATAGATACTCATAATCAAGAACTGAGCAATGTATTAGAATGGAAAGAATCTAAAATCGACTATGATGAAGTCGATAAACAAGAACAAGATTTAGGAAGAATTAAGGAAGATTTACTTATAATAAAGGATACCTTATCAAAATATCTAAAAATCGAAAAAATTGTTAGTGATGATAATTTGAAAGGTTTTATTTTATCAAAACAGTTGCCTCTTTTAAATAAATATATAAATGAATTTATAGAAATGTTTAGTGCAACTGAGTTTAATTTCATTATTGATACAAAATTCAAAGAACAAATTTTGTCGAGATCAGAAACTAAGGAATTTAATAGTCTTTCTAATGGTCAAAAACAGCGTATAACATTCAGTATTTTATTCAGTTTCTTGAAACTAATTGAAACAAGAAATGGTGTGAGCACTAATCTTTTAATACTTGATGAATATATGGATTCATCATTAGATGTCGAAGGTATGGATGAAGCACTGCGGATTATTTTTGAAGTTTTTTCTCCGACAAAAAATGTTATTCTGATAACACATAATAATGATATAAAAAGCAAGGATGAGATCATTTCAAGAAACTTTTCTATTAAGAGAGATGTTTTCTCTGAGATGACAAACATAACAGGAGGTGTTTCTCATGAATGATAGCTATTTAGGGTTAATAACAAATGAACAGTTCGAGAATAATAAACTTATTTTTAAGCGAGCTGATGATATCATAACATCATATGATTTTGAAAATATTTTTATGCAAATTATGGATTGGAAAAATAATAATGTGGTTGAAGATCTCCCTCTTTCTGAGATAATAGTTGCTTTTTGTGAACAAAAAGGATATGATGTTATTGATGTGGGTGAAGAGTTAAAAAAGGATAAACAATTTTTAACTATTTTTAAGAATGATTTGGTTATTCACAACCAATTTAAATTTGAAGATGATGTTTCTTGTGAGACATCAATAGGAGATTGGATGTGATGTTCTATAAAGTATCAAAGGATTATTTTGGAATCAGTAGTATATTTAATAGAGGCGTCGAAGTTGATGATTTTGTTTGTGACTTGTCTAAATCTTTAGACATTCAACTCATAAATCTAACTCTATTGTTAGGGAAAGGTAATTTTGGTATAGTTTTTAAAAGTGAGGATCAGTTAATAGGATTCCTCGATGATTTGTTATATTGTTTTGAATGGGTTGAAAATGAAAAAAATGATCGACAGAATATTATGTTAATTAGCACATTCGAAGAATCAGTTAATAATTTCAAGAGAGTGTATACATCTCAGAAAAGTTTCAACAAAAAAGTTGAAACTGATTCTCAGATTGAAAATAAAATGATAAAATTCAAGGAGTTAGAAAAACTCCTTAGCAAAAAATAAAGGAATAGTATGTTAAATTATTGGACTCAATATAATATTTCAAATGGAATATTTTTATGTTATGACCAAAAATTAAAAATGCGAATGTTAAGTTCTAAACACGGTGAATCTCCTAGAGAAAAAATGAAAAATGTATTCCCTTATCGTAAATATGAAGGCACAACAAAAGAGAATTTTGTTTTGTTATCATTGTTTATCATGTTTACTAAGACACCTTCATCATTTAGAGGATTCGTTTCTGAAATAGCGAATGCTGATATGAAAGAGGCGATGAAATTTAAGCAAGATATTTTACAATATGATAATAATATAAAAAGAGATGTGAAGTATTTACAAGATAAATATATGGATGAATTGACTGTTCAAAAGGTTTTTCGAGAATTCAATGCAAAAAAAATAAAATTTTACACTGCATGGTTTTATTTGAACTTTTGTGGTGAAGATATTGAAGCATTATCAAAATCAAGGATTATTGGTCACACTATTAGAAAATTGAGATTTGTTATGCTTTATGTGACCTTCAAAGATGAAAGTGTCAATAAAATAAAATCTTTAATGGATATTTTGGAACTTTAATCAAGATTTAAGGTAAAATACAATATAATATATTACAAACAACAAAGGAATAAAAATGGAAAAAGTGCAAATGTTAGGTGATATGACTAAAGTTGATGAAAAACATTTTATTTGGGCAGAAAAATATAGACCTCAAAATATCCAGGATTTGGTGTTCCCAGATGATATGAAAAAAGTTCTGAATAAATGGATGAATGATGGTGAAATCCCAAACATTGGATTATTTGGAAGTTTACCCGGAACTGGAAAAACTTCACTTGCGAATGCAATTATAAAAACTCTCGATGCTGATGTGTTATGGATAAATGCTTCAAAAGATAATGGTATTGATACAATTAGAGCAAAGGTTGGGCAATTTGCATCGACAGTGTCAGTGATGGGCAAAATTAAAATCGTTGTTTATGATGAGTCAGATTATTTAACATCAAATGCTCAAGCTACATTAAGAAGTGATCTCGAAACATTTTCTAAAAATTGTAGATTTATTTTTACTGGTAATTATCCAGATAAGATAATTGATCCTTTACTGAATAGATTACAAATATATGATTTAGATAAGATATATCAAGATCATAAATCAGAATTAGGAAAACAAATATATCACAGAATTAATTTTATTCTTCAAAATGAGAATGTCACTGCTGATTCTTCGCAAGTACAAGAAGTTGTGAAAAACTTCTATCCTTCTACAAGAGAAATGGTGATGTTTATTCAGCACAATCATGTGGATGGTAAGTTGGTTCTTGAGCAACTAGCAAATTCAAATGATGTAAGCAAAAATATTATGATAGAAACTGGAAAAAATGAGTTTATGAAAGTTAGATCTTTGCTAAATGATATAACAGTTCCTGACATTATGTATAGTTATATATGGAAGCATTTAGATGAATACATTGTACCTGAATCTCAACCTGCAGTAATAATTTTATTAGCAAAATATCAAGATATGTCAATGAAGGCTAAAAATAAAATAATAACTTTAATGGCATTTTTTACTGAATGTATGAAAGATGCGAATATCAAATTTAAATAAGGAGTTGAAATGAGTTTATTAGCAAAAATGAGAAAAGACAAAATTATGAAGGATTTAGTATATTCTGGTGATATTGATCAAGAATTCATAAACACTGGTACATTATCTTTAAATGTTTTATATTCTGGTAAGTTAGATGGCGGAATTCCAAAAAATAAAATATCAATGATAGCAGGTTTCAGTGCTAGTTCGAAATCTTATCAAGCATTAAAGGTGATTAAAGGTGCGCAGAAAAAAGGAATGGAAGTAATATTAATTGATTCTGAATATGCATATTCTCCTGGATTTGCTGAATCTGTTGGGTGCAAAACTGGAGAGGAGGATTTATTAGTAATTCAAGAAAATGAAATAGAAAAAGTTCAACAAATTTGTGTTGGTTCATTAAAAGATCTTTCTAAAAAAGAAAAAGAAAATGTGTTAATAGTAATTGATTCTTGGGGTGGCTTAACAACATCTAAAACGAGAAATGATGCAGAAGCTGGAAAAGATACGGTTGATATGACTATTGCAAAAAAGAAAAATGCACTGTCAAGATTGCTTATGGGGTTATTCCCGACCACTATTTTTATCGTCAATACAACATATGAGTCGATGGATATGTATTCTCTTCCTACTATTGGCGGTGGTCAAGGGGTGTTTTATGCTTCATCATCAATTGTTCAAGCAACATCAAAAGCAACTGATAAATCATCATCTGGTGATGTTGAAGGTACTATAATTACAATGGTTGCCGCCAAGGGTCGTTTTGTAAAGGAAAAAATTACAAAGTTAAAAATTCTCATCAAATATGATGGTGGGATCAATAGTTATTATGGATTGCTCAATGATGCACTAGAAGGTGGTTATATTGTAAAGCCTTCAAATGGTTTTTATCAGAGAGCGTGTATTGAGGATGATAAAAAAGTAAGAGAATCAACTATATACAATAAAGAATTCTGGGGACCGATATTAGCTAAAACTGATTTTAAATGGTATTTAGAAAAGAAATATGGATTTGCTCATAGTGAATTATCAGAAGATGGTGATTTCGATGAAGTGAATCAAGAAATTCCTTGTTTTGATAATAATCATTCAGAAGATTTAGGAATGTAATTAAACACATATTATAATAACAATTAACCAATTTTAAGGAGAAATAAATGAAAGCAGCAGGATTTAAATGTACACACGACAGAGTATTAATTGAACCATATTATAAAACACAAACAGCATCAGGTATTATATTAACAACAACAAATGAATTCCCTGAATCAGGGCACATACTTTCAGTTGGTCCAAAGGTAAATGATATGAAAGTAGGTGATTATGTTTATTATGGTGTTCCTAGATCTCATCCTATTCAGTTTGATGATTATGATGGTGATGGGCTACTATTGATACCATCAATAGATGTTTTAGGAATTCTTGAGCCAATTCCTGAAATAGAAAGAACAGTAAATAAAGGAAAATTGAAGTACAAATCTAAATAATATTTGGTAATTATTATAGTCATCACAAAGGAGAATTGATGTTAGATGAATGGGGAATTCCAAAAAGTAAAGAAGTAGAAGAAGAAACTACAACCACAAAAGAAAAAAAGAAGAATTCATTTGAAATAATAAATTCTTGTTTTAACAAAAGATTTGTCGCAACAGCTGAAGAAACAAATTCGTTACAAGAATTTCTGTTTCTTCAAATATTATCAAATCATCCAGCAACTATTGATATTGCAAATTTCGTGAATATTCACGAAATTCCGATAGACCAAGTGTATAATTTAGTGAATAAGCTCATCCCTCGGGGTGCTATCAAATATATTCCTTATCCGAAAAAAAATAAAACAATTGATGATGAATCTATAGAAAATATTTGTAAATTTTACAAGTGCAATATTGCAATAGGAAATAGATATGCTGATATGTTGCCTCAAGTGGAAATTGATAAAATAAATGATATTTATAGACAAGGTGGAATCATAAAAACAAAAAGAAAGAAAAATAATGTATAGTACAATATCATTATCACATAATGATATGGATGGTGTTGGTTCACAATTTAGTATCAAGGAAACAAGAGATGGTGCATTATATCTCAATACAGGGTATGATGGGATTAGCGAGTATATTGATATTGTCATTGACAACTTATCAGAATTAACAAATGAAGTGTTCCTAACTGATTTATCATTTCAGTTATCTGATTTAAAAAAATTAGAACGAATGGTGAATTCATATTCAAATATCAAATTTATTTATATAGATCATCATGAATATGATGATCAGTGTTTTGAGCTTTTTGAAAAATTGAAACAGAGAGAGAATTTTATTTTTATACATTCAATAAAAGCTTCTGCAACAAAATTGACATATTTGTATCTAAAACCATCAAATAAAAATTTAGAAAAATTGGTCAGCATAATCAACTCATATGATATATGGTTAGAAAATGATCCATTATTTAAAATCGGGTGGGTTTTTAACACATTATTTTGGGATATTAAAATAAAAGGTTGGACTATTCAAGTTGAAACAAATGACTATAAAATGCCTTCTTTTTTCAAAAGAAGATACAAAGAAATTTTAACTGAAAAAAATGAATATTTTAAAAAATTATTTGAAGCAAATTACATAACAGTTGACAGCAACAAAAAATTCATGTTTGCATTTGCTGATAATTTCATTCCTTTTTTGACTGTAGATTTTTCTGAATATCAAGTTTACTTGATAGCAACATCTTATAATAGGATTTCAATTAGGTTTAGAAATTTACATCCTGATATTGCTATGAAAATTAAAAAAGAAATTGTTGACACATCGATAATGTTACCATCAGTAACATCTGCGGGCGGACATTTAAATGCATTTGGAGTAACTGTTTCAAATGATACTAGTTTTGAGCAGTTCAAAACTATTTTACAATCAATACAAGAAAAAATTTACGAATTTGATTTTGGAGAACTGGTAAATATTTGATAGTAAATATTTTGAATGTGCATATAAAAATAAATTAATAGAAAGAAGGATAATAAATGGCATTAACTGAGCACCAACAAGAAGCATATGAAGGCATAATAAAAGACATAAAAGAAGCATTAAATGACAATCTTTGGAGTGAATCTATTATTTCACTCATAGGACCAGCAGGTGTTGGTAAAACATTCATGACTTCTCAAATTGTAGAAACTCTAATGGGAATGAAACATCGAGGAAGAAAACTCAAAATTAAATTAACTACTCCTACTCATAAAAGTTTAAGAGTCGCGAAAGATATGCTTGAAAAAAATGATTTAGAAATTGAAAGTTCTACTATTCATAGTTTTTTGAATTTAAAATTGCAACCAAATTTTCAATCAGGTTTACAAGAACTTATTATGGATAATTTCAACAAAGACAAAACAAGAGTTGATGTTTTAATAGTCGATGAATCAAGTATGATAAGTGCTGAGCTATTCAAATATATCAAGAGTTCCATAAAATCTTCTAAAGTGAAAGTTGTTTTGTTTATTGGGGATTATTTGCAACTTCCTCCTGTAGATGGTGAGAGCAATCCAGTTTTTGAGATGAAATCTCAACATAAACTCAGTGAGATAGTTAGACAGGCTTTAGACAATCCTATCATCGAAGAAGCTACAAAGCTGCGTTTATATATAGAGAATGGAAAATTTGATCCTATCAGAAATTTGATGAGAGATGATACAAATTTCGGAAATTCTATTTCAATATTTGTTGATCCGAAGGAATTTATGAATGATTATTTTAATAATGCTAATGATAAAATATTAACTGCGTATACAAATTCAAGAGTCAATAAATATAATTCAGGGATCAGAAAGGTGAAAAAAGGAGACATTCCTTTGTTTGTTCCTGGCGATGAAGTAGTTTTTCAAGATGCTCATGTAGAAGGCGATGAAATATTTCATATGAATGGTGACGTTGTCACAATCAAAGAATGTGAACAAATTGAAGATCCTAATGTTAACATCCTTTATTGGGATATAAAAGATGAAGAAAACAAACCATTCAAAGTTGTTGATCCCTACTCAGAGCAAAGATTCAAAGAAGTATTAGAAATGTATTCTGCAATAGCAAAAAATGCTAAAGGGTATGATAAAAAAACTGCTTGGGCTGATTTCTTTAAAATCAAAAATTCATTTAGTGATGTGAAATATGTTTATGCATCAACCATACATAAGCTACAAGGTAGTACTTTTGAAGACGTTTATATTGATTTGAGAGAAATTGAAGATTTTAGCGGATTTCAAGATATGGAATTTATGTATAGATTGATGTATGTTGCACTCACAAGAGCTTCAAATTCTGTTAAAATTTTGAGATATTAAAATCGCGAAAATAATTTTGATCAATTATTTTCGTAGTTGAACAAAATTATAAGGAAAAATTAAGGAAAATTACAATATAATATATAACAAAAATTGAAAGGTGGTATGATGTTACAAAAATCATATGAGGGAATTTGATGAAAAATGATAAAATATATTCTAAAAACAAAAAGGTTAATTTTGAGTATGAAGTTTTAGAAACCTATGAAGCTGGTATTCAGTTAACTGGTGGAGAAATTAAAGGAATAAGAGCTAATAGAGCATCAATCAGAGAAAGTCATATTAAAATCATTAAAAATGAAATGTTTATCTTTGGTATGCACATCTCGCTTCCGGATTATAGCATAAACAGATTCACTAAAAATGAACCAGACAGAGATAGGAAATTGCTTATGCATAAAAAAGAAATATCAAAAATGTTTCAACTGGTGACAGAAAAGGGGTTGACTTTAGTCCCTAGGAAAATTTATCAACCAGAAACAAGCAATAAAGTAAAAGTTGAGGTTTGTTTAGTCCGAGGGAAAAAATTACACGATAAAAGAGAAACTCTGAAAAGGAAGCAAATGGATATGGATTCAAAAAGACAAATGAAGGATTATTGATGGAAATGTATAAAGAAAAATTGGATGATATTCAAAAGAAAACAAATACAGTTGAAGAATTTATTATGGAATGTGAAAAACACGTATACATCCCACATAACACAATATTTGAATATTTAAGAATATATTATAAAGGGTAGAAATGGAAAATATAATTTTGAAACACATTGTTGAAAGTAATGACTATTTTGGAAAGGTATATCCACATTTAAAATCATCACACTTTAAAACTCTTGAAAATTCAGAGCTATTTAAAATTATACAAGGGTATGTGATAAAATATGATACAAAACCATCTTTTAAAGAAATGTCATTGATTATTAAACAGAGCAATGAAATCCAGGATAGTTTGAAACCTTCCGTGATTTCACAATTCAAGAAAATAGTACAAGATTCTCCATTAGATAATTATGATTTTCTATTAGGAGAAACTGAAAAATACATTCAAAAAATTGAACTTGTTGATGCGATTTATGAATCTGCTAATATTATTGAAAATGATAAACCATTTGAAGGTGTATTGGGTTGTGTTGAAAAAGCACTCGCAGTTACCTTTGATTATGATACCGGTATGGAGTATAATACAAATGCAGATTCGAGATATGAATATTATCATAATAATGAAGAGACGGTAAAAACTGGTACAAATACAATTGATAAAGAGTTAAATGGTGGATTTAGTAAGAAGTCATTGAATGTAATAGTTGCCCCTTCTCACGGTGGAAAATCTGCTTATGGTGTAAGTGTTACTGCTGCGATGATGCTTCAAAAGAAAAATGTTTTATTTCTAACACTTGAAATGCCAGAATATGAAATAGGAAAAAGAATAGATTCGAATTTAATAAATCATCCTGCAAATGAATTGTGGAAATTATCAAAGGAAGAATATATCAGCAAAATAAAAAAGATCGAACCATCGTGTGGTAAACTCATAATCAAGGAATATCCTGCTGGTGAAATGTCAGTTCTTAAAATGAAAGCGCTCATGAATGAGTTAGAATCTGAAGATGGTTTTAAGCCTGATGCTGTAGTAATTGATTATTTGACACTTATGGCATCATCAAGAGTTACATTAGCACAATCTGGTGGAAACTATCAATATTATAAAGCAATCGCAGAAGAGTTACACGGTTTTTGTAAAAAAGAAGATATGCCAGTCGTGACATTTGGACAATTGAATAGATGTATTGAAACTGGTGAAAAGGTTACTACTTTTGATGGTAAAGATGTTAATATTGGTGATTTAAAGGTAGGTGATGAAATCACTGGAACTAATAATCAAAAAAGAAAAGTAAAATATGTATCCGACGTTCACAAACAAGAGGGATTCATAATAAAAACCAAATCCGGAAAATCTATTAAAGTTTCAAAACAACATAGATTCCCAACACCTGAAGGTCTGAAAAGTATACTATATAATCTCAAACCTGGGGACAAAATTTGTAGCAAAGGAATAAAATAATGGAAGTACTGAATTGGGAAGATGATAGAGAAGAATTAGAAGGTTTATTCAAACATAATTTTGATGACAATTTTGATTTCACATCAGTTGATTTTGATGATGAAATTGTTTCTATAGTACCTTGTGGAGATATTGATACTATTGATATTGAAGTTTCTGATGATCATTTATTTATGTGTAATGGAATTTTAACACATAATAGTGCTTACGGAAATATGGATGCTGGTATGGATACAATTGCAGATTCATTAGGAATTATTCAAACAGCTGATGTTGTTATGGCATTGCTTGCAAATGAGCAAATGTTTGAAGAAAAACAAATTGCTATTAAATTTCTAAAAAACAGAAGAACTGGTAGACTGAGCACAAACTTACTTGGTGTTGATTTCAATACTATGCGATTTTTTGATCAAGAAGATGATAATTCTGCTTTGGTGCAAAAAATGGATGCTCAGCCACAGCAAACACCTGGTCAAGCAGTCGATTTAGGATTTGGCGTTCCGAAACAAAGCATAAATGAATCTCCTTTGAATTTTAATTAATTTAAATATTTTGATAAAATATTATCATATTTTATCTTACTTTAAGGTATAATATGCTATAATATATTATATAAAATAAAAGGATATAAATTGACAATAGAAAATAATTACCAAACAAACTGGGAAAAACATAAAAACGAAACAAAAGCTGTATATGAAAAAGAAGGAAAATTAGAAGGTGCTTTATTTCAATATGCTCTTTGTACATATCAAGTGAACAATGGTGGATTCCAACAATATTTTCAAAATGGATATGCATCAGATGTAAACGATGAATATTCTGAAATATACGATAATGTTGATCTTCATAGTAAAATGGTTAGTGATATAAAAGAATTGTTCCCACAATTAAAAGATAATAATATTTTTATTGAGATGATAAGCATACTAGAAGATTTTTCTGAAGATGAAATCGATAAAAATAAAATTATTTTCGAAGAAGAATATGATGTTATAAAAGATGAGTATTACATAATAGAAGAAGAAAATGATGATTATGGTAGAATGAATTCATATTTTACTAGAACATTGGATAAAAGATTCTATGAAGTATATGAAGAATTTGGAAAATTAATTGACGCCAATATTTAAAATATTGGCTTAAGGATATTTAAATTTGTAGAAAAATTAATGGAATTTTAAGGAAAAATTCCTTATAATATTATAAATAAAAGAAAGGAAATAAAAATCATGGATATGAGCAATGCAAATTCACTTTTTTATAAAATTATTCCAGTAAGAGAAGGCACAAAAGAAATAAAGAGTGCTTTCATTTCTTGTGATGAAGAATTAGATGAAGAATCTATCGCCTTTAAAAAAGTAATATTATCTAATCATTTTTTGAATGGAATTGAAACTATCGAAAAAGCGGATGTGGATGATATAGAATTCCAAGAATATGTAAATACTGATTTAGAAAAAATACAACATGATATAGACAGATTAACAAAATTAAAATGCAATCTAATTGAACAACAAAAAATAATAAATAAAGGACAATAATGGAAATTTTATTCATACTAATTATAATGGCAACAGTTTTCGCGGTACTAACTTTCGTTTTAGGAAATACTATATTAATTTTAGCAGATTTCGTAGAGATGATAATAAGTTTCATCAAGGATAAAAATAATAGAGTGGGGCAGACAAATGAAATGGGAATATAAAGAATATTCATATAATAATATTAATAAGCTTCTTTTAAGTAGAAATATATTAAATTCGTCTAATATAATTTCAGTGTATAATGATGTAGTAGCAAATATCAATGAATTGATATTATTGAAAGAGCAAAATAATGCCATTATTAAAATAGGGATGAATATTCCAAAAACTACAGGCAAAAGAGCAAAATTCTTTAAAAGCAATGTAATAATCAATACTAATAAGCTTAATCATTATATTTTAGAATTAGAATGTTTATTGGATTATATAGAATGTGTGAGCGAATCTGAACCATTGACTGATGAGGAATTATCCGCTGAATTAAAAGATTTTGAGGATTTCTTTTAATCTAATATAATTCACTAGAAACGATAATAATCAATAAGGCAAAAAAACATGAAAAAATACAAACAAAAAAATAAAATAGATAAATTTTATACTAAACAAATGATTATGATTTTATCATATTTTGAAAACAAAAATCTTTCATTAGGAGATACTCCTAATGAAACTAGATATTTATATAAGGTTCATAAGTTCTTTGAAGAGCCGATTGATTATAAATTGAAAAATGTAGATTCAATTCTTCCTGAATTAAAAAAGCTTTATAGGATTTCACTTCATGTAGATCGCGATCATAGAAATGGCATTGAAACATATGGATATGATCCGAAAACAATAAGAAGTGATTTTGCATATATTTCAAATAAATGGAATTGTTCTTTTAGAATAAAATGGCTAATAGATTATTGTAATCAATGATAAATGCGTTTCAATCATAATAAAAATTGAAAGGATTAATTATGTAAGCACTAATTGAAAAGGCAGCACACGACGAATATAATAGGTTTAAATAAAGATTTAAAATTGAAGGATATGAATATGTTACAATCGAGTAAATTAGCACAAGCAAATGAAGAGGCTGATAATTTCAATAGAATCGGTTTATCAGCGATATATAAAACAAAAAAAGAAATTGAAAATAGAACCAAACGATCTGATTTGGAATACAAGGCATTTATATTCGGAAACATACCTTATATAGAAAATTGGCAAGAGGGTGATGGCAATGCAGAAAAATTTGAAGAGTTTGTTATGAAAAACAAACCAAATTTTCAAACTTTTGAAGAGGCGATTGCTTTAACACTTACGTATTAGGAAAATCCAATGTTAAATTTTTTTAGATTCTTAGTATTATTAAGAAATAACAATTTTAGAATTTGGTATATAATCAGATATTTTATTTCGCTTATTTATACATATAGAGACATTAAAAAGATATCTGAAATATTTTTATTGGAAAAAGAATTTTATTCTTGGTTAAAAGCACGAAAAAGAAATGTTAGTTCATTCCCGTTAAGAGTTTTATTCAGTATCAAACAAAATCTTGATAACCAAATCGGAATGAATTATTCAGCGATATTATTTGAAATTTTTTCAAATAAGTCAAACGTTAAATAGATTTATAAATGAAGGAGATAAAATGATGAAAATTTACTATACAAATAAAGATTATAATAATGATATTGCTAAAATGAGAGATATAATACTTGGATTTGAAAATCCACATCTCGTTTCAATTTACAGAGGGTCGCTTGGGATTGGTGCACATCTCAGCAACATATTAAAATTGCCACTATCGATTATGAAATTTCAAACATATGATGGACAAAATGATAAAGAAGCAATGATGATTTTTAATGCTGGCATATCTGTAGATCAAACTTTAGTAATATTAGATGATATTTACGATTCTGGTAAAACTATAGGGAAAGTGAAAGAATATTTTCATCATAATTATCCTAATATAAAAATCAAAAGTATTACTTTACACGGTCATAAAAATCACGATGATAAAAACCAAATATATATAAATGAAAAACCGGAAGGCTGGATTGTATATCCTTGGGAAATTTAATATTTAGAAATTTTATCAAAAAATAAAAAAAGGAGTTAGTATGTATAAGATATCAGATGTTGTAGAAATGGGTCATAACCCATTAATAGGTGGCTCAATTGAAATATCAATTGAATTTAATAGAATTCTTGGAAAGGAAGAAGCTGATAAATATCTGACAATTATTGATTATTTGGATCACTGTTTAGTGACAGATAATGAACAAATTACTGAGTTCAGTTATAGATTCTTTTTATTAGATAATAGCTTATCAATTTTTGAAGATGTTCATTCTGTTCTTTATTATTTTTTACAGCAACCATTAAATTGTACCGTGAAAATAGGAAAAGAAAGCTATACTGATATATTAAAACCCCATTCAAAAATATTGAAATATAATTACAAAGGATAAAAAAAATGATAATCAGAAAATTATTTAAATTTAACGGTCAGCACATAGTAAGAAATTGTAGTTCAGAAAGATGTAAGAAATCAATACATTCTCATTCATATGTGGTAGAGGCATTTTTTACATCTAAAGGATTTGATAATGGTCAAATGGTTTTAGATTTTGGATTGATGAAAGGAACTATTAAAGATATTATCAGTTCATTTGAACTATCATATTCGCTTTGGAATAAAGAGAGTGAAAAATTTAAAACATTTATGAAAAAAGAATGTAATAGATGGGTAGAAATGCCTGTTTCTCCAAGTGCAGAAGCATATTCTCTGATGTTTTTGTTTGTACTCGATAAAATTATTCAAGCTACTGAATTTAATAACGGCGAAAAAGGCGTTTCTGCATTTTCGGTAAGAGTTGCCGAAACAGCAACTGGTTGTGCACAAAGCTTTAAAGATGATTTGAGTTGGGCACAATTTGATTTAGAAGATATTGTTTTTTCTGATGATGTGAAAAACAATTGGAATGATCCTGAAATGTATGATAAGCTAATCAGATATCACAAAAATACTTCGCGACCAAAACCATTTGTTAATAAAATTGTAGAGCAACAGGTATAAGGAAATAGAATGAAAAATATGAAATTAGAGTATATATTTAGTGGATTAGGTTTCTTCAAACTCAATAATCCGAGAATTAATGATGATCCTGAATTGATTGAGAATATTGCTTCGATATTTAAATCATTCAATGAATATTATCCTAATAATCCGTGTTCTGTTTTATTCAATGCATTCACAGAAGCAGATCAAGGCGATCTTGTTAAACAATATGGCACCAAAGTTTATGTAGATTCAGGTGGTCTTCAAATTATCACCACAAAAAACAAAGTGCTTGATGATAATATGAAAATGCAAATTTACGATAATCAAACAGCAGGTGATTATGCAATGTGTTTTGATGAGATTCCGCTTTATATTGACGAAGCTATGAAAGGTGCATCAGCAAGAACTGAAATGGCTGGAAAATTTGTCGTAGGTGAACATGTATACGACAAAGGTATTTCTACAGGGAAAAATATTAAACAACAAATAGAATTTTTTAAACAAGGGAAACATAAAACTAAAGTATTTATAATTTTACAAGGGAATTCACCAGAAGATTGGATAAATTTCAGTAATGGCGTTTTTGAGCAAATAGAATGGGATGAAGATATTGATTATATTGAAGGCCTTGCGATTGCTGATACGTGTATCGGAAATGGAATTTTAGAGGCTGCTGATATGTATTCAATTATCCCCAAATTAAATTGTCCTGATATTATCAAAAAAAGATTACATTTACTTGGTGTTGGTTCAATAGGAAGACTCGCACCAATTATTGCGATGGTAAATTCAGGTTATTTACCGAAAGAAACTCATATCAGTTATGATAGCACTTCTCTATCGAGTTCGCACGTTTTTGGAAGATATAAATCAGGTACAGGTAAAACATATAATTTTGGAAGGGTTGAACCAGATGATCATGTACCTGCTGAATTTGATATCATACTTTCAGAAATACAAGATAATATGACGAGATTGGGTGTAAATGAAGTTTCAAAAATGAATTATGAAGAATTCAGACATTATTTTTTAGATTCTACTAGTAGAAGTTTCAAAGCTATTTGGGAACACGAATGTCCTGAAGTGGAAAAGGAAAAATTGCATAATGGAATAATAATGTTTGTTATGTTTATTATATCCCAAGGCATGAACTTTACGGAACAATTAAATGAAATAATCAAAGATTCAGAATCATTTTTAAGTTTTTTGAGCAAAACTTCAAAAACAAAAATACTTGTGTCATTGACTAATGTAACCAATTATGAAGAATATTTAAAATGGAGAGAATTTGCGATTGCTTCAAATATTCATTCTAATAGAATTGCAAGAGTTGATACATATGAGAAATTCGAAAAAATTTCTGGAAATCAGAAATCAATAGATGATTGGATATAAAGGATTAAAATGTGTAGTATCATTGCTTCTTTCAAAAAAGAAAAGGTTTCAGATTTAGTTAAATTGAATATGCACAGAGGAAGTTTTTCTTGGAGCGTGACCAATGATGGCAAAACTGAAAAAGGTTTTGGGACATTTAATTTTGAATGCCTCGATCAAATAAATGGAAATGGATATATCATTTCACATATTCAAGCGCCTACAGGTGGTATGGTTAAGGATTTTGATAGAATTCATCCTACCTTACATAACGGAAGCAAACTTTGGCACAACGGTATACTCACTCCAAGAGGCATAAAATATTTGCAAAATAAGTTAAATATTAACATTGCATTTGATACTGAATTGTTACACAAATCAATTGAAAAATTCGGATTTGAAATATTGGATTCAATAGAAGGGTTGTTTTCTTGTTTATATTACAACGGGAAAGATTATTTTATTTTTAGAACTAAACACGGTAAACTTTATATTGACACAGATTTGAATATCTCTTCTGAAAGATTCGAAGATTCAAAATGCATAAATTATGATACTATTTATAAGATTGATTTTGAAAATAAAAATATCATAGAAGTCAGTGAGTTTAAAACTAAGAGATTCAATATCATTATTCAAGGAGAATTTGAATAATAAAATATTTTTTAATGTAGATTTAAGGTAAAATATCCTATAATATATTAAATAAGAGGAGGAAATGAAATGGAAATAACTGATATTGAATTGCCAGAAACAGATAGAAATGTCTGTGTTGCTTTAAGTGGTGGATTAGATTCGACCACATTAACATATCTACTTGTTAATAAATATGGATCTGATAAAGTTAAAGCGTTAGCATTTAACTTTGGACAAAGACATTCGATAGAATTGGATGCTGCTAAGCAAACTGCTGATAAACTTGGTATAGAATTTAAAATAATTAATTTAGATTATTTAAAAGAAATTGCAATTGAAACTTCTGCATTAATCGAAGGTTCTGCACTTACACCAAAAACTGCAGAGGAAAATTCTGGTGACCCACAAGTTAATACATATGTACCATTTAGAAATTTACAATTTGCATCTATTACTGCTGCTTATGCAGAAGCAAAAGATTGTGGATTTATTTTTCAAGGATTGAATGCTGTAGATGAATATGGATATTGGGATACTAGTTTAGCATTTAGAGATGCAGTTAACAATGTATTAGTTCTGAATAGACAAAACCAAATTCAATTTGTTGCTCCTTTTGTGGAACTTTACAAAGATGATGAATTGAAAATAGCAAAAAAATTATCTTCTGAATTTGGTTGGGATATACTTGAAAGTACGTGGTCTTGTTATAACGGAGATAATGGATCAGGAAAGGAATGTGGAAAGTGCAATACTTGCAGTGAGAAATTAACTGGTTATATTTCAGCAGGCTATTCAGATGAAGAAATATTAAACAAATTTGATATTACAAAAGATGATATTACAAAAATAAGAAAGGAATTATAATAATGTCTTTACCTATAGATGAAATTTTTGGTAATGCTGTTCAAGGAGAAGGAGCACAAATGGGTGTTCCTGCCATATTCGTAAGAACTGGTGGATGTAATTTAACTTGTAGCGGATTTGGTTGCAAAACAACATCGCCGCTTGACAATAAAACTATTATAACCGGTTGTGATAGCATTCATGCTGTAAATGCTAAGCATTTTAAACACATTTGGACATATTATGATGAAGCAAAGGATTTAGTAGAGGATATTAAAAAAGTTCTACCTGATGCTAATACAATAGAAAATGGCAATGCTGAGAAACCCATAATTATTTTTACTGGTGGTGAACCTTTGTTACATCATAGAGATGAAGTTATGATTGGAACAATCGAGTATTTTAATTCAAGAGGTTTCAAAATATTTTTTGAAACAAATGGTACTATAGCAATTGATTTTAACAAATATGATGTTTACAAAAAAGTTTCATTCAGTATGTCAGTCAAAATGTCTGCGAGTGGAGAAGAACCACATAAAAGATGGAAACCAGAAGTAGTGAATGAATATCTAAAATATACAGAGGGCTCGTATTTTAAATTTGTACTTTCAGCAGATTCTATAAAGAATGAAAGCAATGAGATATTTGAATTTCTGTCAATGGTTCCTACGTTTGGTGTAGTTTATGTTATGCCGAAAGGTGAAACTTCAAAAGAAGTAGAAGAAAATGCTTATGAAGTTTATGAATTTGCTGTGAAGCATAGTTTGAGATATAGTGATAGATTACATATTAGAATACATAATGATAAAAGAGGAGTATAAATGAGCGAATTAAAAGAATATCAAGAAAAAAGAGGTGAAGAGGTTGCTTCACTTGGTTCAGGTAAAACTGTTTATAAATATGAATATGCACCAGATGCATTAGAGACATTTGAGAATGTCCATCCACAAAGAGATTATTGGGTTACATTAAATGCTGATGAATTTACAAGCCTTTGCCCAAAAACAAGCCAGCCCGATTTTGCAACACTGATAATCAATTATATACCGAATATTAAAATGGTGGAATCAAAATCATTGAAATTATATTTATTTAGTTTTATGAATAATGGTGAATTTCACGAAGATGTGACAAATAAAATAGGGAAAGATTTGGTTGAATTAATGGATCCTAAATATCTCGAAGTTGTTGGTTTATTTTATCCGAGAGGTAATATTAGCATTCATCCAACATTTACTTACAGTAACGGCGAAGAAAAATATGATGAAATTGAAAAACATAGATTTATGAATAGAAATTTAAATCCACAGAGAATAGGCTAGGAAGGAAAATGGAAAAAAACATCGATACCATCCACGAATTAACACTGGGTGTTCAAAAATGCTATAAGCGAAGCTCGACTATTTTAGAAAATGATTGTGGATTTGAAGTTTATTATAATAAAGGAGCTATTACTTATGTTGTATTAAAAAATGAAGATAAGTTTGTTGATATTATGAATAAGCAGTTAATTGATTTTACTAAAACAAATGTGTACTCGGTTAATGAATTGCCTGAATTAACCGAGTTAGGATTTAAAAAAGGAACATCAACATCTACTGAAGATAATCATATCATTCAAGAAAATCTTTCTAAAAAGAGAAATGCTATGATTAGAAGAGCTAAAAGATTCGTTCAAAGAGAAGGATTTGAAATAGCAGAAATTTCATATCAAGAATTAAATGATTTGACTGATTTATGGATCGAAGAAAAACACAAAGATCCAAGAGTTTTTAAAATGACATTCAGCCCAAATAGATATAAAAATGCTGTACATTTTTTAAATAATAAAGATTATAGTTTCTATAATGTGAAAAAAGATGGAAAATTCATTGCATCTGTTGCATTCTATAATAAAGATGATGTATCATATCAATTGACATATGCATCTGATTCTACAGTAGATAAAGTGGTAAATGATCAATATGAATTAATTTTATGGGCTGCATTTGCTGATAGATTTGATAATGGAGCGAGAGTTATTTCGATGGGGACATCAGGAGGAATTAAAAATCTTAAAAACTTTAAGAAAAAATTCCATACAAATCACCAAAGTTGTTTTAGCTATACTTTGAAAAAAGAAAAAGAAAAACCGAAAGAAACAAAGCCAACAGATTTAAACGATTGGCTATAGGAGAAAAAATGAGAACAATAGATACAAAACCAGGAACAAGAGTAGAGTTACAAACACCTGAACTTTTATTTTTAGGATTGAGTGGACAGCCGTATCGTGGAACTGTTTATATTAAATTTGTGACAGCAAAAACGACAGTTAACTTATTAGATTTAAAGAAATATATAACTTCTCTTAGACAAGTTAAAATAGCAGCAGAAGACATTGCACAATATATATTCGAACATTTTAACAATACTTGTATGGCTTTAGGTGTGATAGTAGACTTGACTGCAAGAGGTGGAATACAACAAACAATAGAATATGGTAAGGAATTTGATCCATTGAGACATAAAAATAATATTTTTCAAATTTAAAGTATATGTAAGCTTTCTTAGCATATAATATGTTATGGAAGCAAACATAAAAGTTTTGTTAAATCCAACAAGTTAAACAAATAAAGGAGTTGAATGTATGTACAAAAAAAATGAAATCGAAGAGAATATTGAGTTAGATGTCAGTGAAGCTTTTATTGATAGATTCGGAAGCATTGAAGGTTATCATGAAGCCAAAAAAATATATGAAAATTCAAAGTCATTTGCTGCAAATGATAATGTTTTTGATACTGAAGATGGCAAAAACTGGGATGATAAAGTTCATTTTATTATGAGATGGACGACAGGGAATTATATCAAAAAAGCATTTGAAGCTATGAAAATAGATTTATCGGATCCAAATATTTCACAAAATTTAAGTGAAGGCAATATAGGAACTTTTCAAAGAATTGCAAAAGTATGGTGTGGGTTTGATACCCATGATGATAAAGAATTAGGTGGTGGAAGATGGTCAAAAAGACCGAGATTGGCAAGCTTCCCGAATAACGGGAATAAAAATATTCCAATAACAAAAAGGGTTGATATTGTTTCAAATTGTTCTCATCATTTTATTACTTTTTCTTCAGTTGCGAGACCCGATAGTTATGCTATTATTAGTTACATTCCTGACAAATTCGTATTAGGGATAAGCAAATTACAAAGAGTTGCGGATTGGATTTCACAGAGATTTTTTCTACAAGAAGATCTGACAAAAATGTTATACGATGAAGTAAAATCTGCAGCAAAAACAGATTCAGTGTATGTTGGCTTATTCAATATGGTACACGGATGCGAATCATTTAGAGGAGCAAAATCATCTGACGGTGCATTCACGAGTGAATATTATGGTGGTGCATTTGAAGATGTTAATATAAGAGAAGCAGTTAAAAAATAAAGGATTTTTATGCTAAATTTAACAGAACAGACAGCTAAAATATTTAGAGTTGATGATTATGATTCATTAACTTTAGACGAACTTTTCATCTTTTTAAATATCAAAGAAAATTATCAAGATGCAACATTCAGGAAACAATGCTGGTTAGCAGGTGATAAAAGATGTATAATCACACAAGAAAAAATTGATTTGTATCAAACAGCAGAAAATACAAATGAGCAACACCATAAATTTGGAAATTACTTGAGCATCGAACACATAGATGCTCAAGCCACAAATAAACAAAGTAATTATATTGAGAATTTTATTCCTATTAAAGGAAACTTGAATTCTTCGATCAATACAGATAATACAAAATATTATCTCAAACACACACTCGGATGGGGGAATGCACAACTTGATGCATTTGATTTAAGAGTTGAAAAATTCAGAAAAAATCTTTTTTCAATAATGAAAAAATATTATGCTGATGATGTGTTTATAAAATTTGATAAGGAAGATGTGCAAAGAATTGTTAATATATATAAATTATCTTCATATACAAATAACATAAACACACATTTTGAATTAGCAAAAAATCTAGGAATTGAAGGCAAATCACCCAAAAGAGAAGTTCTTAGAATTGCCAAAGCTTTCGGGATAAAATTATCGAAAAAAACTAAATGTGCAGCTGCATTTGAAATTGAATATGAAAAAATAAAACAATTACTCGAAACAGGTCATGATGTGAAATTTATTGCACAAAAATTTAAAATCAAACCATTAGAATTGGCTGATTTAATTGAGAATGATGAAATACTTTCAAAATTTGAATCAGCAGAATCCGTTAATGAAAATAGAGTGATCAATATTTGCGAAACGAATTCAGATAATATTTTAAGGGATTATAAAAGTGGCTGTTCAGTAAAATGGATTTGTGATAATTATCATATGCAAAGAGATCATTCTGCTGTTAAGATGTTTATTCATATGAAATTGGAATCAGAAAAAATTGAAAAGGTTTTGGAAAAGCAAAAGAAGAAAAATAAAAAATTGAAAACGCTTTCTGATTTAGTTCAATATACAAACAATTGTAAATTATATGTTACTGAGTTCAATCAAGATGTTAATAATAAAGAAATGATAATAAAGGCAAGTTACTAAATCAAAATGATTTAGTAACATTATAATGATTTTTAACGGAGAAAAAAATGAGTAGACAATATGAAATGATATTTAAAACAAAAGATAATAAATTATTTGAAAGACTTTTTGATACAGAAACAAATGAAGTTACATTTAAACCATTCAAGCCAACATATGAAGTTTTTACAAAATCGCCACAAAATAAAAAAACTGATTATAAATTTATACTTTCACAAGATAAATACTTACAAAAACATAATTTTTTGAATCACAAAGAAATGAATGATTTCATAAAAACTAAAGAAACATTGAATCAAGAGATATTTGGAAAATCAAATGATATTTATACACATATCAGAAATAATTATTTTAAAGAACAAGAACAATTTACTTCGAGAATTTGGTACTTGGATATAGAAGCCGTTCCACCTCCTGGGGCAGGATTCCCTGATCCAACCGAAGCAAAATGGCCAGTGAATGCTATTCAAATTTATGATAATTTTACAAACGGAAAAATAATATTAGTAATCGATAATGTGAAAGATCCTGTGGCATTCAAAGAAAAACATCCTGATGTGACACTGAAAGTTTGTCATACCGAAGAAAATTTATTTGAAGTTTTCTTCAAATTGATGGACCATATGAAGCCAGCAATATTGACTGCGTGGAACGGAGAATATTTTGACTTCCCTTATCTTACAAATAGAGCAAAAAATTTAAGTGGAGTGAATCATAGGAAATTATCTCCTGTAGGTGCAGTATCAGAAAAAGATGGGTTTGGTGGAAATAAGATTGTATCCTGGGGAGGAGTTTATTTAATTGATATGATGGAAGCGTATAAGCAGTTTACTTATACTACACAAACTTCATATGCTCTTGATAATATTGCTAAAGTCGAGCTGGGTGAAGGGTCAGGAAAAGTTGACTACGGCGAATTTGATAATATTGCAGAATTCTTTTTAGGTGATTATGATAAATTTATTTCGTATGCTGTAAAAGATATTGAAATATTATATGAATTGGATATGAAACTGAATTTAATGGAATTAATGAGAACATTGGCTTATATGATGGGAATCAACTATGATGATACATTTGGGACTGTTAAACCTTGGGGAATGTATTTAACTAATCTTGCATATTATAGAGGATTGATTATGCCAAAAGATGAAATGCATACCTTAAACAAAGGTGTAATAGGTGGTTATGTTGCTGATCCACAAAAAGGAATGCATAAATGGGAAGCAAGTATCGATGTTAATTCAATGTATCCATTACTTGGTATGAAGGCACATAATATGTCAGCAGAGACATATATCCCTGAAGAAAGATTGCATCCTGAATTATTGGCATTAAGAAATAAATACCAAAGGGATGAAGATGAGACTAAATTCCTTGATGAAAAAGTCATGGATGAAATAGAGCCTATTTGTAAAAAACACAATGTTTCATTTGGTATCAATGCATTTTTCAAAAATGATAAACTAGGTATTATTCCTGAAGTGATTGACACAATTTATTCTGATAGAAAAATTGCAAAACAAAAAATGTTGAAATATAAAACAATGGGTTCAAGGATAAAACAACACATCAAAGATGGTATAAACGCTGATGGTTCATCTAGTGACTTTAATTGGAATTTGGAAACTATTGAAGATAATTCAATATCGTTTGATGAATTATATGCTGTTAATTTAAATAGTTTAACAATAGATAAAGCAAATGAATTAGTTTCAGTTTGCAGTAAAAAAGAAGCATATTGGAATGCTAATCAGATGGCTCTGAAAATTTCAATGAACTCGCTAAACTAACAAACAATATGGTGAGTATAAAGACATTAAACTGATCGGGGAACTCCTTAGAGCTTGTATAACCAAACTAATAAAGTAATTTATTAAGTGGCTTCTAACAGAATGGTTAGAAGGTATGGTAATATCATACAAGATTGGACAATCCGCATCCAAGCATCCTACCGATAGATTTGCACGCGAGTGTGATTAAAGGATGAAGGTTCAGAGACTATAATATGTCCACAATATGTGAAGGTATAGTCCAACTATAACAAACCGAAAGGTTGACTTTAGATTGATATGGAGCTCTTTCAAACAAATATTTTGTTTTGTTTAATAGAGACATTGCAGCAAGCATTACTGGAAATGGTAGAGCATATATTAGAGGTGTAGGGAGAGCATTGAATGAAAAAATAAATTTGTTATTGAAGAATGAAAAAAGTGTTAATTATTGGGTGTATTCAGACACTGATAGTGTTTATGTTACACTGGAGCCAATAGTTGAAGCTATTATTAAAAATAAATTTAATGGTGTTGAATATGAAGATATGAATTTAGAAACTAAAAATATGTTCTTGGATACTTTAATAGACTTCGTCGAAAAACATATTGATACTGCTGTTAACGAATATACAGATTATTATGCACAAAGATTTAATTCATATGATTCTGCTGCTATAGGTGCGAAACTCGAAAAAATTGCTGATAGAGCACTTCACGTAGCTAAAAAGAAATATGTTATGAGAGTTATTTATGATGAGGGTGATAGACTCATCGAATCTCCAAAAATTGCAGTTACTGGATTGGAGATCATAAGAAGTTCAACACCTGCTTTTTGTAGAAAACATCTTAAAGAATCTGTTGATTTGCTGATGGATAAAAATGAGAAAGAAATTCAAGAAAGAATAGCAGAAATAAAACAATTGTTTATGAAAGCTAATATTGATGATATTTCAAGAGTTTCTGGTGTTTCTCGGCTGGATTATCAATTGATAGATGGGAAATATAAAAGAATTAGCGAAGAGACAGGAAAGTATGTGCCTGCACCTATTAACTCAAGAGCGGCAATACTACATAATAATTTATTGAAGAAACAAGATCTTCAAAATAAATTTGAATTGATTACTGAAAGAGATAAAATAAAATATGTTTTTATTTCTGTTCCTAATATAGCAGAGAATAATGAAATAATGGGGTTTGTAGATTCTAAGTTTCTCAACGAAACTGGTTTGGATAAAATATTAGATAAAGAATTGATGTTTCAAAAGTTCTTCATATCACCTATTGAAATGATGTTAGAAGTGATGGGATATGAATCTGAAAGAAGTACAACTATTGATGATTGGTTCTAAGGCTTATTATGAAAGATATAAAAATGGGCACATTTAAGAAGGAAAAGGAAAAGTTTAGGGTCAAAGAGGGTGAGAAACATTTATGGAGTGTGTTCCACCCACATCATTATATGACAGCAAACAAGCCAATAAAGGAATCACTTCCTTTAGGCTCTAAATTTTTTACATTTTATTGGGTAATTGATGGGAAAGAAATACTTGTCGGCTGTGCAGGATTATTGTTCCAAATTTCGCCTAAACAGGATTCAAAAAGATTGACCAGGGTTGTTGTTTTACCTGAATATCAAGGTTTGGGGTTCGGTGCAAAGATAATAAATACAATTGCAGAGTTATATACAGATATGGGATTCAAAGTTTATTCAGCAACGTTTCATCCTAGGTTGGGTGAGTACAGAGAATCATCTGAATTGTGGGAACCGACATTGCATAATCAACAAGAATATAAAGCGAAGGCAACAGCTGGTCAGAAATGTATGTCAGGTCTGAGAGATGGTATAAAAATGTATAGACATTCCTTTGTTAAACCAAAAAATTACAAATTGCTTTATGACCCAGTAAAATTTAATAAATTACAAAAAGAATATTTTGATTTGGGAAATGAGTTAACAAAAGATAATGAACCGTATTATTTAGAGTTGTTTAATTTATTAAAACCATATTATAATATCAATAATGAAGTGTTAGTAAGAAAACAATTACCAGAATTATCAACAGAAACTGATGAGCACAGACAATCTAAAATAGAGCATCAAAGAATATTTAAAAAAAATAAAAGAAAAGTTCTTACTAAAGAAGAAAGAATGAAATTAAAAGAAAGGAAAAAAGATGGAACTAAAAACTAAACTGATAAATAGCGATATTGTCAAACAGGTTTGTGAGAATTTTACATATGAATTCAAAGAAGAATATGTTTTCACAAAACACAAAATTGATTTTGAAAAATTGCCTAAAGATTACAATATTGGTTTGATTGTTGGGTCATCTGGTTCAGGGAAATCATTGCTTCTCAATGATTTCGGGACACAAACCTTTTTTAAATGGGATAATAATGAGGCAGTGTGCTCTCAATTTGGAAGCTACAAAGATGCAGAAAAAAAACTGATGGGTGTTGGATTCAATTCAATCCCCCAATGGCTTGTGCCATATAATATACTATCTACAGGGCAACGGTATAGGGTCGATTTGGCAAAAACTATCAAGTCAAATTCTGTGTATGATGAATTCACTTCGGTTATAGATCGTCCAACCGCTCTCGGGCTATCAAAATCTTTGCAAAGATTAATTAGAACTGAAGATTATAAAAACGTTGTATTCGCATCTGTTCATGAAGACATAATTCCTTATCTTCAACCTGATTGGGTTTATAACACAGTAGATCACACATTAACAATAAACAGCGAAGTTTATGAAATGAGATCGATGAAAAAAATTGAATTTGTCAAAAAAGGGCATTTTTTAGAAATTTAAAAACTCTCTAACGGAGATAATATCTTGTTATCTCCAAAATCTTTTCAAAAATTAAGGTATATGTAAGCACAATTTTAATATAATATATTATATAAAAAGAAAGGTAAACATGAAGCTTAACTCACAAACAAGAAATGTGGATAACACATTTCAAACAGAATCAAATAATTTCAAAATTAAGGCGAGTGCGAAAGCATTTAAAATTCTTTCAGATGGTTTATATAGTAATAAAATCAAAGCAGTTATTAGGGAACTAAGTTGTAATGCATATGATGGTCATGTTGCGGCAAATAAATCAGATGTTCCATTTGAAGTACATTTACCAAATCCATTAGAACCATATTTCAGCATACAAGATTTTGGAACAGGTATGGATCATGATGAAATCATGAAATTATATTCTACATATTTCGAATCAACTAAAACAAACTCAAATGAAATGATAGGCGCATTAGGATTAGGATCAAAATCTCCTTTTTCATATACTGATTCATTTACTGTTGTTTCTACAAAGAACTGTGTGACAGGTACATATATGTGCTATATAGATTCATCTATGATTCCAGTTGTACAAGTTCTGAGTGAAGAATCATCTGATCTGCCAAACGGTGTTGAGGTTTCATTTTCTGTGAAACCTCAAGATTTCAACGAATTTAAAAGAGAATCGCAAATTGTTTTTAGACCATTTGCTGTTAGACCTATTATAAGAGGAACTGAACAATTTGTTTTTGAAGAATATGATATCCATGATACAATCGGTGATATAAAAATCGTGAAGAATTATAAATGGGGTGAAAATCAATGGATAGCCATTCAAGGGAATATTGAATATCCATTAGATATTACCAAATTGACTAATATTGACGAAGATATTGCAACTGATGAAGAAAAAGAAAATGTTGAAATCATAAGTTCATTATTCCAACATATGAACTTAGTGATCCCATTCCAAATCGGTGATTTGGATATTTCAGCATCGAGAGAATCTTTAGGATATGATAAACAAACAATTGAAAATATAGCAAAAAAAGTAAAAACAATTTTGATTGATATCAAAAATAAAATTTATGATGATATTAGTTCCGCAGAAAATGAATATGATATGGCTTTGGAATTTAATGATGCTTGTGATATTTTTCAGCAACAAATAGTTGTTGCTGCACTTAGAAACACAGAAATAGTTGAGAAAATCAGTGAAGATGGATCGTTTTATATAGATCCAACAAACATTACACAAATGGTACATTATAAGGACACATCATATACCAAAATTGACAGATGCGATTTTCTCAAAAGATCACATAAACAAACATTTAAACCAATGAAAAATGCTAAAATTATATTGAATGATGAAAAATCAAAATCTTCTGGTATCACAAAAGCAAGAAAATTAATATCAGAAAAAAGAGAAAGTGAAATTTTATTGGTTTCACAAGATGCATTGCAGTATATTGGAAATCCTAATTATTCAAGAATTAGCAGTTACAAATTTGAAAAGAAAAAAAGAAAATCATTTTCTTTTTCTGATGGATCACATTTTAAACGATATGAATATGAAGGTTTTCGCAGAAATTCTTTCGGTCAGCTTCCACAAGGTGTAAAAGAAGAAAATGAAATTTTAATTGTTCCGATCATCAACAATGAATGTGAAGAATATAATATGATTGATTTGTTTGGGTTTGATACAAGATGTGATGAAATCTTAAAAATTGCAAAACAATCTGGGTTTGTAAATGAAGTATATGGTGTAAGAAGTTCACATTACAATTCTCCAAAATTTCAAAAATTTATGAAAAATTCCAATTTCAAATGTGTTTTTGAGAAAATAAAAGAAGAGATTGACAAATTAGTAAACAATTCAGAAGAAATTGAAATGCTATCAAAATATAATAT